GATTGAGTAGGTGTTCTGTGTGTGAACAGTATGTTGTACCTGATTTTGCTAATGATCCGTATCTACCTTTTGGAAATCAAACAGGATTGTCTGTACAGAATAAAACTAATGGAAGTTTGTATATCTGGTATGGACCGCTGCCTGTTGAACTTCAAGATGATGTATCTGAATTTAAAGATGCGGCTTTTGAACTAGGTGCTGGTGAGATTTACATTCCTATGTATCCTCAGAATGGTCTTGTGTATACCCTGTTTACATCACCTGCTGCGGGACACATCCATCATCTCGTACATTAAAATTCCATAGAGTAACACCGCGTGTTGTCGAGCATAGGTGTTACTCCTTTCGATTGAAATTTTGGGGTAAAAAATGTGAGGGGG